CTTTAACACCCTGTCTAAATGCTTCTTTAAACGTCATGTCACTCTTGCCAGAGGTTGTAGAAGGAGATGCATCTGAGCTAGGTTTACTATCGGCTCTAGCTTTTTGTTTATCAGACATTGCCGCTTTAGACTTACGAACAGCTCCCCTCTTCTGAGCATCAGACATAGTAGAAGATGACTTAGGAACTTGTCCTCTTTTCTGTGAATCAGACATAGACTTGTCAGTTGTTAAATTCATCTTCTGGGAATCAGACATAGTACTCTTTGCTTTAGCTACTTGAGATAATTTTTTCTCAGCATCTGACTTGGTAGACTTTCCTCTCTCAGTCATTCTCTTTGCTCTCTCAGCAGAACCTTGAAGAGTTCTTCGAGCTTGGTTGTCAACTTCTCCCTCACCAGAATAACGTCTCTTGGCTTCTTTACCAATACCACCACTCTCTCTGCTGGTCTTAAGTCTGCTCTTTATGTCAGCTCTTTTCTCATCTCTTGATTTCTTTGGAGAACCATCAGGCTTATGGGTCTTCTTATACTTCTTGTCCCAAGCCTTTGCAGCTCTTCTCGATGCCAAATAATTTACATGATAGGTAATCTTTGGTCTTGGTTTTATCTTCTTATCTTCTTCAGCCATTTACTTCTCCTTTGGTTCTGGATTCTCACCCTACGTTTTTATTTGAACTCTTCGCTTTATTACGCTTACTAATAGCTTTTGCCTTTGCTCGAGCATCAGCCTTACTACTTGCTCCCCATGCCCTAAGACTAAGAAGAAGTCTTGTGGGTTTGCCATCCTTATACTCAGGACCATTTGCATTACCCATCCTAGCTAAGAAGCTAGCTCTTCGAGGGTTGTCTCCGCTTTTTACTGGCGCTTTGAGATTCATCCCTTGCTTTTTTGCTGAGTCTCTTCCCTTTTGGTTGAGACCGCCGCTTGGATTCTTTCCCTCTTTTCTTTGCCACAGTGGTGTCTTTGACATCGACTATCTCCTCTTCAGAAAGACTATCTACGTTCTGTTTTGTTTGCAATAACTTTTTAAGCAGACCAGCCATCATCACTCCTACTCTCATGTGTAAACTCCTTTTTTAGAAAATAATGTCAGGGCAAGACCATCGCATTGTCATGCCTGTGCAGTTTTTAACCCCCCACGGGGTCTTAACTGCTGTCAAGCATGACGTATATATATCTGTGTAGTTGTACGCTCTGCAAGCATCGCAGACAACTACGCTTGTATAGTAAACCGAGAAGCTCAAGACAAATCAATCTTTACATTAACATTACCTACATGACTATGCATTACCTTATCAGGTGCTTTAAAGCCAGCTCTATCTAGCAAATCTTTACTAGCCTCAAGGCTAACATACTCAGACTTAGCATTACCTGATAGCTGTACTATCTTACTCAATGCTTTCGTAGCGTTTATACTCATGCTATCTGCTATTGCTGTCATCATGTATTGTTGCACATGTGGTATCCTCAAAGCCTTGCTAGCAGTTACTCTGCCAGATTCACCCTTTGCGTATCCAGCTTCATCACTAGCCTGTTTGATACTACATCCTTTTGCTACTAACGTATCGACCAGCTTCTTCTGTTTCTCGGTTATCTTCACAAGTGTCATGCCTCAATTCTTGCCGTTATTTCATACCCTTGTCAATATGTTAATTGTACCACAAGCAACATTCTTGCGAATGATACATTCACAAGCAACCAACTTAGTGTGGTCGCTGATGCCTGACTTGTCCCTACTGAGCTTCGCCCAGAGAGGCAAGACAGACACGCTCTTGCGTCTCCAATGTGCCAATGCTTGTCAGCTCTTCTTCGCAGAGCCGATAAGCAAATACCACAAAGTCGCCTATATGCTCCAAGCTCATTTCATTCGGCACTCGTTCCTCCACGACATATACTACACTTCGGCAAGCTATGCTTGCTCTGCGTTTCGTGTCGCTCCCCACTCGCACCTCATTCCAATCGGCGTCGCATCGCCACACGGACACACACACGAGTTCCTAGTATACAAGATTGCTCGCTTGACGCTCCGCTACGAGCAACTTTATGCAAGACAACCCTTTCGGCGTAGCTCAAGGGTCGCCACAAGAACATTGCCTACCAGCCAGTCATTCGGACAAGCCGAATAACGATGTCTGCTAGTCTATGAGCTTGCGGTATAATCTTGCATTGGGCAAACATAGTCGTCACGCTCACGCGTCTCCTTGTTTGATAACGGACAAATCGAATAAAGATACAGAAAAATAGCTCGTCGTCCCTCCTCGACAAAGCCTATTTTTCTATATCTTTACCAGCAGACAAGTCTGCTTTTCGAGTTCGCCCTGCTAATCCTAAAACTGTTATTAGGAACTCGTATGTATGAGTTCTGTAACTTAACTTAAAAAAGGAGTCTATCATGGACATCAAAGAGAAAATCAATTCAGTAATTAGTACTTATCGTATCACCGAAGACCATATGGAAACCACATGGTCATCTCTACAGAAGGCACTTGACAAGAAGTCAACTGCCAACGCATATGCTTCGTTGAATCCTCAACTCTGCATGCTTCGAGTCATCGAATACCTCATGGGTGATGGCAATGCTTGCCATCCCTTCGAAATGTATTTCGATATCGACGCTGGCGAGCATCGATACCAGAAGCAAGTCGGTACGACAGCTTCTGGAGAGCGTGTCATGGAGGACACAGATGAAACTGTCCCAACAGGACAGCTTGGAACGCTTCGCTTCTTGCAACCACTTCTTGAATCTTTCCACAGAAAGACAAAGACTGGAGAAGATAGCTCTGCTATCGCCTCCACTCTCAAGGTCGCTGGATATCAAGAGGCTAAAGCCATTCGAGATGCCATCCTCCACAACAAGGGCATGGGTTCTCGTGACCCAGAGTGCATAGCACATGACAGTAACAGGTCTGACATCAACACCGATACAGCTACTCGCATCTACGAGATTCAGTCAGTTGTCGAGGCTTGGTACAGAGCATCTCAAGGTGAGACTTTTGTTCCTTGGTCACAAAAGCAAGCAAAAGCTGAGACAGCTTCTGCTGAGCAAGGTCAAGCCTTGCTAGCACAAATCCGAGCTAACGCTAAGACCAAGCAAGTACTCAGCAACCAAGTTACTGAGTCCAAGCTCAAAGAGCAAGCTGACGAAGCCGATGGCATCGACAGCTAGTACTTCCACACGAGCAGTACCCACAGGGTACTGCTCTCTTTCAGGAGATATCAAATGATACGCTACGCGCTCATAAACCTATTCATGCTAACATGTACTTTGTACATGATAGCCGTGATTCTACTAGCCATATAGGCTAGTAGACACACGCAATCTACATGCTTCGCATGCAATGTAAACCATCGCTCTAGCTCACGCTATCACGATGCCGTCAAAGACAAACAAGAGTAACGCAAGGCGCGAGTGTTGCGCCGTGTCGCCTCGATGTGAGGCAGATGAAAATATATTTCACAATGTCAAGCAAATCGATTCCGATAACACAGTCTTTCCATCTCGCGTAAAGGTTTCCCTTCGGCGGCTTCGCCGACCTTGACGCTTGGAAAGGCCATGTTATTCGGGTGTTGTTTTTAAAGGAGAAAGCTATGCTTAAGTTAAATGAAGTAACTAGATACTGGGGGGTTGACCACATGTACGACAGCGAGATGAACAGCGTACAATACCACAGATTATTCAACAATGGTGACATACAGATATGGATGACGTACTGTAAAGACCCACAGAAAACCATGTATGAACTGGTCGATGTCGCATGTGGCGACAGCCGAGTTTACTCTCGATTGTCTGACGCAATGGCGATGGGTGTTCTGTATTACATGGAGACTCAGCCCAGGTATTCTACCATGGGTCATCTGCAAACCAAAGAGATGCAGAATAGTAATGTAACTAGTTGATTTAGTTGAACAATTAACCTATAATCATAAGTGGAGAAAGCTATGAACGATGATACATTTAATTATGCAAAAGAAATACTGAAGCAAATCCAGTATGCCGACCCCAATGCAATGAACTGTTGGGGAGTGAGAGTTGGATTCGACTGCTTTGCATTACCTGAAACTAAAGAACGCAGAGCTGGTATCAAGATGGATACCAACGGCTTCAAGCATCAAGGTCGCGTAGACATTGACCTGACTTGGGCAGATGATTACACAATAAAATTCTACGACAAAAAAGAAAACGTCATCAAGTCTTTGGAGCGTGTGTATGCACCAGAGCTATGCCGTACTCTTGATATACATATCGAGAGTGGACCTGATTCACCAGTAAAAGATTTAGAGTTCACAACAACTGTCATGGAGGTAAACTAATGGACAGATATGAAACACAAAAACAAAAGATACTTCACCATCTCAATACGCATGGTGGTATCACACCAAAAGAAGCACTCTTTCAGTATGGATGTATGCGTCTATCAGCACAGATACTAAACATCAAAGAGGATGGCGTTCGGATTATCACACTTATGAAACAAGAAGGTGATGCACACTTCGCAGAGTACTGGCTGGAAGAACGCTACAAGAAAGAGCATGACCAAGCAGTCAACTTCAACCTAGCTAACAGCGGTGCAAATATGCCTGTACCCAAAGCATACTTCATGAAAGATAGAAAGAACTATGGACAAGAAGTATGAGCATGTAGGAACATTCGTGTGGAATAAACTAACACACGATGTAAGAGTAAGTCGTGATTATTTAAACTACTCAGAGCATGGTATGCCCTATGTAGTTGACCACTTCGAACTCAATGTAACCGATGTAAATAGTAACAGAGTAAAGAGTCCGCTGACAGAAACTGGGTATCGTTCGTACATGATGTCAAGACGTTCAGAACATTACGGCGGCACAACTCATTGCGACACACCAATGACCGATGAGGAGTTTCTGTCCAGCTTAAAATATAAACTAGGCGATGAGCCACAACAGAAGGAACTATTCTAATGAAAACAGTACGAGGAAAACAAATGGTAACACTTGAAGAAAGACTCAGAGCAGACATGCTATTCTATGAAGCGTTGCACGAAGATGAACAACGATTCCCATCATGGGATACACGCTATGATTTGAAGGGTATATACAAATCATTGAAGTGTGTAGTAGAGAAGTTCAACTTTGTTGATAGTATGCGTAACGAGTTGAATCTACCGAACGAAGAAGAAACAGAAGGTAGAACTATTCATTATGGAAGTGATGATGTCACATCCAATTAATGATATCATACTAGCTGGTATCGAGGACAAGGTAAACTCCATGCCTTGCCTCGAACTACTTAACTATTGTGATGAAGTAGGTATCAAGACAACTAATATTCCAATGGAAGTATTAATGGATTTAGTTATTGAAGACCTAACTGAAAGAGCAATGCAACCATAACAAAAAAGGGGAGGTGCAGAGCCTCCCCAGTTTGAAGGATACTATAATGAAAAAACTTTCGTCAGTTCAAGTTCGTATACTTGCAACAATAAAACTATACCACGATAAGTCAAACCCTAAACCTCCAAGAATAACAAATAGAATTATTCAGAAGGAACTACCTGATATCAGGCAAGGAACCATTAGCACAACACTACACTCACTTGAATCTAAGTATGGATTCATCGTAGCTGTAAGAGTGCATGACCATGAGCGAGTGTTGTACCCAAAGAGCAAGGCTGGTACAATCAAGAAATATTTTATTACCGCATTGGGTACAAAAACAATCAACAGGTACTTGTACCAAGAGGCAAAGCGTAGTAGACCTAGACTCTATGAAAAGTTATTTGGAACAACTAACAGTTCAATCAGAGAATCAGAAGGTCAGTTTGCGTGATGCATTTTACTGGGCTGGTCTATCGAAGACCACCTACTATCGACAACTGAAAGGCACAGAGCTACGCTATGCAACTGCTATCAAGATTGAACACGCTATTGACCGACTTGCGACGCTCAAAAAAAAGTAGTGGTGAAGAGGTAAGAACACCTCGTATCTGTGATGCGTGTGGAAACCAGACGCTATACTTTGTAGTCTTTCTATATAGAAGCAGTCTTATCTGTATGAAGTGCTACGAGGAGGATACATGGTTAGCAAAAGTAAAGCAAAAGGAAGCTACCACGAAAGGTGGTTTCTAAAACTATTCAATAGTCTAGGAATAAAAACAAAGAAGCAACCACTATCGGGCAGTCTAGGTGGTGAATACAAAGCGGACTTGACTATCGAGATTGATGGTCAGGTTCTCTTTGTAGAAGTAAAGTATCGAGACAAGAGTTCTTTTCCAAACGTATTCAATCTACTAGAGGATAGAGACATGGCAGTCTGCAAGCGTAAGACTGGCGACCCTCGATATTGTGTAATAATTAGTGACCGAGTATGGGAATCAACATTTAAAAAATTAATAAGTAAGGAGAACTAATGTCTAAAGTCGTATCAATAGGAGAGGGTGGCAACGTCACCACTCTTGTTTCATTTCGCTCACCAACAAAAGCAAACGACCAACTAGTCCGAGAGCTAAATGCTTTGGGGTCTGTTGATGTTCGCGTGTTGGATGTGAGCTGTACCAAGCTAGCAGATGCTATTGCTGCAAAAGCAAACGTCGAAGCATACCTAACACCACACAGACCGGACAGAGTTCGTCAGCTATTCAGTCGCTGGAAGTATCTGTTCCAACGTCCATACGAAACAAGCATGGATGAGTGTAGTGAACGTGTCGAGATAATGATTGAGAGTCTGATTGATATACCAGCCGACTGCATCATGCATATCTACAACATGTCCATCAAAACATTTCGCATACTTCCACCCTACTCAGATATATACGGACTAGTAAAACCAGAGCTAGAAAGACGCAGATATTATCTCGATAGGTTTGATTATTTTATTGACCAGTTGCAGAAGTGATACTACAATCGCCATATAAATAAGGAGAAAACTATGGATAGACAAGGATTTATCGGTGGCACAGATGCCATCAGAATTATGAATGGAGAGTGGGCAGACCTCTACCAAGAGAAAGTAGGACTGGTTGAAAGCAAAGACTTGACTGATGTTTTTCCTGTTCAGCTCGGTATATTCACAGAAGAATTTAATCTAAACTGGTGGGTGCAAGCTCATTCACCTGGCTATACAATGGCTGGCACTCAACGTATTCTTCAACATGAGTTCAGATACGATGATGACTATGTACCCTTCAAAGGTACAGCAGACATGATGTGTGTAGACAGCGCAAAGAAAAGCTACATTGTTGAAGCAAAACATACCAATGCTTTTACAAACATGAACGATATAATCGAAAGATACATGCCGCAGATACAATTCTATATGCACTTACATAATATACATTGTGAAGAGTACGACTACAAACCAGATGGATGTTACTTATCTGTTATATTTGGCAACAGTAAATGGGAATCAAGACATATTGCATACGACCCATTATACTCATACAAAATGCTTGGTAAAATTCAACAGTTTTGGAAACATGTAGTCAAGAAGAAACCTCCTAGTAATCGTGATGCGGAGACCCCAGATATCTCAAGCATCGCGATTGATAGGAAGGTTAAGTTAGATATGAATGAGAGTAATGAGTTTATGTCTGATGCTCATGACTATGTTGATACACTTGAGTCAGCAAGAAAGAATGAATCAGCTAAGAAAAGACTGATGAGTCACATCCCACCTGATGTATACCAGATGGACTGTGATGTATTATCTGTAAACATAACCGACAAAAGAAGAACAATAAAAGTGAAGGAGAAAGCATGAGAGGTAAAAGAAACAAAGATAACGAACTATGGTCAGGCAAGTGGCTTACAATAAACAGAGTTGAAATTCATCAAGATGATGATTTTACTATGATAGTTAAAGACAACGGACATTTTAAGTTACAAGAGTTTGAAAAATTTAAAATGCATCCGCAAGATTTAAGAATGATTGCAAAGTTAGCTAGATTAAATGCAGAAAAAGAGAAGGAGAAAGCATGAATACTAAAGACCCTGATTACAAAACAACTATGCAGAAGAAGCAGAACATGGATTTGTGGCTAGCACTAGCACCATCTGACATGAAGTATCTTAAGAAGGTTGCGTTTGGTTCGCGTAAGTTTACATCGATTGACCCACAGTATCAGATAATGAAGATGACTGAGAAGTTTGGACCAGTTGGTGTAGGGTGGGGATACAACGTAGAGTATGACTACCCATCTACAAACGATGTAGTTTTGATTGTAGCGAAGGTAAGTATATGGACTACTCTACCTGAAAATATATTTGGTCCAATTGCTGGAAGCAAAACATTCTGGCATAAGGATATGAAACGACCAGCAGAAGACGCTGGGAAGATGGCATTGACTGATGCCTTAACTAAAGGTCTGTCTCATCTAGGTTGTGATGCTGATGTGTTTCTCGGTAAGCACGACAACAAGTACAACGCTGATGATAAAAAGTCAGACTTAAATCCATTCTAATACGGAGGTAATATGGAATACGATAACACTAATACTGGAGCTATATTCAATAGCAAGAGTGACCAGCTAATCCTAGTTGGTACTGGTAGCCTTAACGATGAAGGTGAAACCAAACGCATAGCAATGCTCAAGGATGTAATGCCTGATGGTACTACAATAAGAGACATCTATGTGAAGGTAGGTAGGTTGTGGGATAACAAGAGCGATACACCAAACGCACCAACCTTTACTGGTGTAGCGGAAACATCTTCTGGAGAAAAGAGAGTTGCCGCTTGGGTCAAGCAGACAGAGAGAGGTAACATTCTGTCAATGAAAATGACTGAGAAAAATGCAATGTCAGGGGATAATGGTGTTGACAATGCAATAGAATCGGATGAAATACCGTTCTAGGGATATAGTTTTCTCCAAAATAACTTCATCCTAGAACAAGCT